CACAAATCCTAAAACGCAAAAGTTTTATTCACCAGTTCCTTATATTATTACATTTGATTTAAATGTATATGCAAAAAATCAGGATGATGCATTACAAATAGTTGAACAAATATTACCTACATTTAATCCTCAGTATACATTAACAATTAAACCATTCCCTGATGATTATCCTGCCTTTAAAGAAGATATACCTATTACTATACAATCGGTATCATTTAGTGATGATTTTGAAGCTGAATATGGTAGTAGAAGGACAATTATATATACACTATCATTTGAAATGAAGGTATCTTTCCATGGTCCTATTGCAAATGCAACCGTTATTCGGAAAGCTATCCCACATGTTTATTTGATGGATACAGGCGCTGCTGGCGACTCTGATAAATTACTAGAAACAATTACGGTAACCCCAGACCCAACAACTGTTATAGGTTCGCCAGATAGTGACTTCGGATTTAGTACCGTCATCGATTTAGCCTTTGATAGCGCATAAGGAGTAGAAAATGGCTATTACACTTAGAAATACAAAAGGCAGTGAACTTACGTTTACAGAATTGGACGGTAACTTCACTCACTTAGATAATAAAATTGATTCTGATTTAAATGTATTGGAAACAAATATTGATTCTGATATTACTGCATTGCAATCAGAAGTAGATTCTAATTTTACACACTTTACAAATATAACAGATTCAATTGGATCCGCAACACATATTCAAGCAAAACAGATTAAATATAATACTGCAGATTTCTTGGACTCAAATACAGTAGCTCTTGTTGTAGATTCTGCATATGTAAATGCAAGAGTTAATTCTGCCAATTCATTAGATTCAGCTGAGGCAATTGCATTAATTGATAGTAATTATATCCAAGCAAGACAACTTACATTTGACTTTATGGATTCGGCTGAGGTAATTAATCTTATTGACTCTGCATATATACTTGCTAGATCCCCTGCAGGAATTGATTCAGCTAATGTAACATCATTAATTGATTCTAATTATATTGAATCTAAAATAGGTACAGTAACATTTACAACATATACTTTTGCTACATTACCAGCTAGTGGCACAGAAGGACAGGTAATTTATGTCTCTGATGGAGATGCAGGTTCGCCTTGTCTGGCTATTTGGAGTGGTGGTCAATGGATAGTTGTTTCAACGCTAGGTGCTGCAGTTGATGATGGTGGTGGAGGTGGTGGAGGCTTCTAATGTCAGATGATGATTTTGATAATGACTATAAGTATTCCAAGGATACTCTTTACCAATTAATTGAAAAAGGAAAGGATGCCTTGGAAGATATGATTGAAGTGGCTAGATCAAGTGAGCATCCTAGAGCATATGAGGTTTTATCTGGTCTTATAAAAAATGTTGCAGATGTAAATGACAAGCTTCAAGATTTAAATAAAAAGCAAAAGCAATTAACTCAGGAAGAAGAAAAACCTGCAGCAATTGAAAATCAACAAAATAACTATTATCTAGGCTCTACAGCAGATATTCAAAAAATGTTGAAACAACAAGATGATGAACAACCAGAACGAATCATATCTAGGGAACCCTAATGTTAAAAGAGATGGTGTTTTACAAAAATGGACACCTGACCTTTTAGAGGAATATAAAAAGTGCATGGATGATCCTGTGTACTTTGCAGAAAAGTATGTTAAGGTTATTTCACTAGATGCTGGTTTGGTACCATTTAAATTATACCCATACCAGAAAAATATGTTTAGACAATTTACTGATAATCGTTTTAATGTTGTTCTTGCATGTCGTCAATCTGGTAAATCAATATCTGCCTGTGCATATCTTTTATGGTTTGCTCTCTTTAATCCGGAGAAAACAATTGCTGTTTTGGCTAACAAAGGTGCTACTGCTAGAGAAATGTTATCACGCATTACACTTATGCTGGAAAACATTCCTTTCTTTTTACAACCAGGTTCCAAAGGGCTTAATAAGGGTAGTCTTGAGTTTAGTAATAATTCTAGGATTATTGCTGCTGCTACCTCTGGTAGTTCAATTCGGGGTATGTCTGTTAACCTTCTCTATTTAGACGAATTTGCCTTTGTTGAAAGAGCGGCAGAATTTTATACATCAACATATCCTGTTGTATCTGCTGGTAAAGATACAAAGGTTATTATTACATCAACCGCAAATGGTATCGGTAATCAATTTCATAAAATATGGGAAGGTTCCGTACAAGGAATTAATGAATTTAAATCATTTAGAGTTGATTGGTATGATGTACCAGGCCGTGATGAGGAATGGAAACGACAAACTATTTCTAACACATCGCAGTTGCAATTTGATCAGGAATTTGGAAATACATTTTTTGGTACAGGTGATACACTTATTAATGCAGAAACACTCTTAAATCTAAGAGCAAAACCACCATTAAAGATGTTGGAAGGTGGTTGTCTAAAAATATATGAAGAGCCTCAAAAAGATCATGACTATATCATGACCGTGGATGTTTCGAAGGGAAGAGGCCAGGACTATTCTACTTTTACTCTGATCGATATTAGCGTTCGCCCGTTTAAACAGGTTGCTGTATATCGCAACAACACTATCTCGCCTATTCTCTTCCCAAATCTTATTTATAAATATGCAAAACCTTACAACAATGCTTATGTTGTAATTGAATCAAATGATCAAGGTGGTGTTGTGTGTAATGGATTATATCATGACCTTGAATATGAAAATGTACACGTAGAATCATCTGTAAAAGCAAATGCAATTGGTGTAGAAATTACTAGAAAAACAAAACGATTAGGCTGTTCTGCGATTAAGGATATATTAGAGGAAAGAAAATTAGATATTGTAGATGAACAAACAATTATGGAAATCTCTACATTTGAGGCAAAGGGTCAATCATATGAGGCATCCGATGGTAACCATGATGATTTAATGATGAATCTGGTTATGTTTGGATATTTTGTTTCTACTCAATTCTTTGCAGATATGACTGATATTAATTTAAAGCAGATGATGTTTGAACAAAAAATGCAAGAGATTGAAAATGATGTTGTTCCATTTGGTTTTATTGATGATGGTTCAGAGGCAATAGCAGCAATAGAAAATTATGATGATCCATGGCAAATAAGAAAAGACGATACACAAAGATTTATCTGGGATCCAGATGACTTGGTACTATAAAGTAATAAAATTATAAATAATGGTATGTTGACTATTCGTATCATGGAACATATAATTTTTAACAAAGGAAGATAAAATGGCACTTTCAACACCGTCTGCTTCTCCTGCGGTTGTCGTCAAAGAAATAGATCTGACTGGTGGCGTTCCAAACGTTCAGTCAACTACTGGCGCAATTGTTGGGAACTTTCGTTGGGGTCCTGCTGAGCAAAGAGTATTGATCGACAACGAGACATCTCTTGTCAACACTTTTGCTTCACCAGACTCTGCAAATACCGTCGACTTCCATAGCGCTTCTTATTTCTTACGCTACTCTGGTTCTCTACAGGTTGTGCGTGAGGTAACATCTGCTGCTAAGAACTCTCGTTCAATTATTGGACAACTTGCGACAGATAATGATGCATCACTACCAATGCAATTGGTAAAGAATGCAGATGATTTTGCTGCACAAGAAGCGGCTCTGGATTCAGACTCTCATACACTTATTGCACGTTACCCAGGTTCACTTGGTAACTCTCTTAAAGTTTCAATTTGCCCACCAAATGATTCTGCATTTAATTCTTGGGCATATAAAGATGAATTTGATGCTGCTCCAAGCACATCGAATTATGCATCTAATAAAGCAGCAACCAATGATGAAATTCATGTTGTGGTTGTAGATAATGATGGTAACCTCACTGGAACAAAGGGTACTATTCTAGAAAGATATCCATTTGTATCGGTAGCAAACGATGCAAAAAATACTGATGGCACAACTAATTATGTCAAGGATGTAATTAATGGTAGATCAGATTATGTTCACTTTGTTGGGCATGATTCAGATTATACAGTTGCCAGAGGTAATGGAATTGTTGATTCTGGTGATGATTTTGATCCAGGTATCAATGTTGCAACTGATCACACATTTACAAAAGGTGTTAATTCTGGTGTACTAGGTACATCTGAATATTTGTCAGGATATGATCTATTTGAAGATAAAGATATTGTGGAAGTTGATTTCCTTATCGCGCCTTCAATGACATCACGTACTGATCAAACAACAGTGGTTAATGATCTAATTGCCACAGCAAGCCAAACTCGTAAGGATTGTGTTGTTACAGCTTCACCTGCAAGATCAGATGTAATTAATTTGACTAATACTGCAACAATTACTTCAAATATTAAAACAACTGCTGACACATTTACCAACTCATCATACCTAGTTTCCGATGGTAACTTCCTAAAGGTATATGATAAGTATAATGACCAGTATATCCAAATTCCTGCAGCATCATCTACTGCTGGTATTATGGCGGCTACTGACTTAAATAGAGCTCCTTGGTTCTCACCTGCAGGTGCTAGAAGAGGTCAGTATCTAGGAATTACTGCAATTACTTGGTCACCAACCAAGGCACAAAGGGATACACTATATAAAGCAGGTGTAAACCCAATTGCAAATATTCCAGGCCAGGGTGTTCTATTGTTTGGAGACAAAACAAAATTAGGTCGTCCATCTGCATTTGACCGAATTAACGTACGTAGACTATTCTTGGTCCTTGAACGTGCTATCGGTAAAGCAGCTGAACAGGTTATGTTTGAGTTTAATGATGAATTTACTCGAGCAGAATTTGTCAACATTGTAGAACCAGTACTTCGTGAAGTAAAAGGTCGCCGTGGTATTACAGACTTTAGAGTTGTCTGTGATGAAACAAATAATACAGCGGCTGTGGTTGATCGTAATGAGTTTGTAGCTAATATCTTTATTAAGCCTGCACGCTCTATCAACTATGTCACTCTTAACTTTGTTGCTGTTCGAACAGGTGTTGACTTCGAAGAAGTCGTAGGCACGGTGTAAGGAGGTAAACAATGGCTATTTTAGGAGTTGATGATTTTAAAGCAAAACTAAGAGGTGGGGGCGCACGTCCTAATCTATTCCAGGTTACTATTAACTATCCAGGCTTTGCCGAAGGTAACTCAGAATTAACATCCTTTCTAGTTGAAGCGGCTGAACTTCCAGGTTCAACCTTCGGACAAATTGTAATTCCATTCCGTGGACGCCAGTTAAAAATGGCTGGTGATAGAACATTTGCAGAATGGACAACTACAATTATTAATGACACAGACTTTGCCATCCGTGACGCAATTGAGCGTTGGATGAATGGTATCAATGGCCATAATGCAAATACAGGTCTGGCCGTACCGGTTGCCTATGAAGCAGATCTAAAAGTTGAACAGTTGGATCGCGAAGGGGATGTTATTAAGACATATAACTTCCGTGGAGCATACCCACAAGATCTTTCACCAATTGCTTTGTCCTTCGGCGACAATGATAATATTGAAAGATTCACTTGTACTTGGGCATTCCAGTACTGGGAATCCAATACTACAACTTAAATAAATAAAACGGAAAGGCTGGAGGGTCTGGCCTTTCCATTTACTACAGAGGATTGACATGGCAGAAAATGATGGCTTAAAACTTTTTGGTTTTGAAATAAAAAGAGCCAAAAATAAAGACGAAGAAAAAAGACCATCCATTGTTCCTCCACGGGACGATGAAGGTGGTAGCTATGCCACAGCTTCTGGTACACATTATGGACAGTACTTAAATCTAGATGGAGATGATTCTAAGGATAATTACCAACTAGTTATGAAATATCGTGGCAATGCAATGCACCCAGAAGTGGATGCTGCAATTGAAGATATTGTAAATGAGGCTATTACAGGTAGTGAATTAGAACAAACACTAGACATTAATCTGGATGATGTTAAAGCACCAGATAAAATTAAAAAATTAATTAAAGAAGAGTTTGACTACATTTATAGTATGTTAAACT